ATTTCTCAGTATCCCCGGGAGTAACTACAAGTGAAATAGACAACACATTTTTAACAGGACAACCTGTACAAGCTGGTGCAGCTATCGTTGGACCTACAGTTAAGGGACCAGTTGAAATTCCTACACTTGTTACCTCATACGCAGATTACGTAAACCGATTTGGAGATGTTTTAATGAGCGGTAGCAATACTTACTCATATTTAACATCAGTTTCAGCATACAATTATTTCCAAAATGGAGGAACTTCATTGATTGTTACTCGTGTTGTAACAGGTTCATTTTCTCCTGCTACAAGTTCGGTTGTTTCAAACTATATAAATGCTGCTTCTTCTTCATTTGCTTTAGAAACTATCTCTGAAGGAGTTATCATGAACAACGGTGGTGCTGAAGTATCTAGTTCACTTGTTTCTGGTTCAAAAGATAACGTTAGATGGGAAATTACAAATTCAAATACTGGATCTGGAACATTTAATGTATTGATTAGACGAGGGGATGACAAAAATAGCAATAAAGCAATATTGGAAACATGGAACAACGTTAGTTTAGATCCAAATTCATCACGTTTTATCTCTAGAGTAATTGGAGACCAAGTAGTAGAATATAGTTCAACTACAAATCAAATCGAAATCACTACAGGTTCATTTGCTAACCAATCACGATATGTACGTGTTAAAAATGTAACACCTACACCAAACTATTTAGACAATAACGGACAACCTGTTTCTGCTTATACTGCATCACTTCCAATTAATGGATCTGGTTCATTTGGTGGAGCAACAGGTACTGTAATGGGTGGTGCTAATTTCTATGAAGCAATCAACTCTTCAAATACACAAGGATTAACAGCAACAGTGGAATATTAGGTGATGCAATAACACAAGCAACAAGTAGAGATACTTCATATGCTGCTACTTACTGGCCTTGGGTTCGCATAGTAGATCCGGGAACAGGAAAACAAGTATTCGTACCTGCTTCAACTCTAATCCCAGGTGTTTACGCTTATAACGATAAAGTATCTGCTCCTTGGTTCGCTCCAGCGGGTATCAATAGAGGTGGTCTTTCATCAGTAATCGCCGCTAAATCTAAATTGTCTCAAGCAGATAGAGATGCATTGTATTCAAACAACATCAACCCAATTGCAACATTCCCAAGAACAGGAGTATCTGTATTTGGACAGAAAACACTACAAAAAGGTGCTTCTGCTTTAGATAGAATTAACGTAAGAAGATTGATGATTGAATTGAAAGCATATATTGCACAAATTGCTGATACATTAGTATTTGAACAAAACACAATCACAACACGTAACAATTTCTTATCTCGTGTAAACCCATACTTAACTACAATCCAACAAAAACAAGGTTTGTATGCGTTTAAAGTGATTATGGATGAATCAAACAATACACCTGATGTGGTAGATAGAAATCAATTGATTGGTCAAATTTATGTTCAACCATCTCGCACAGCAGAATTTATAGCACTTGACTTTATCCTTCAACCAACAGGAGCAACATTCCCAGTATAGGAAATTGGAAAACTAAATATGGAAAGGAGTGCAAATTATTGCACTCTTTTTGTTTTTCTCAATATGTATAATGGACCCAAACGACATATTATGAAAAAATGTACAAAATGCCTCCAAGAGAAAGAATATTCAAATTTCTATAAAAAAACATCATCCAAAGATGGATACAACAATATTTGCACCTTATGTAGAATAGAATACAATAACCTTAAAAGAGAACACAATCAACTCTACTATCAAGAAAATAAAGAAAAATACCAATTAAACAGCAAAAAATACTACCAAACAAACAAACAGAAAGTTAATCAAAAAAGTATAGCTTACCAAAAAAATAATCCTACCCAAACAAAACAAACATACAATAAATGGAGACGTAATAATGCAGAGTATTTTAAGATTTGGAGAAAAAATAAATGGGAAAATGATACAAATTATAAATTAAGAATTATATTAGGTAATAGATTAAATGAAGTTTTAAAGAAGAACAAAACATATAAAAATAGTAATATCATCCAACTTTTAGATTGCTCCTTAGATTACCTAAAACAACACATCTCAACCCAATTCCTCCCAGAAATGTCTTGGAAAAATCACGGAGAAATTTGGGAAGTAGATCATATCAAACCTTGTGCTTCCTTTGATTTAATAGATTTGGATCAACAAAAAGAATGCTTCCACTACACCAACCTCCAACCCCTATTTAAAACAACAGAAATAGCAAAAAGTTTTGGATATGTAGATCAAACAGGAAATAGAAATAAAAGTAAAAATTAGGTACATTTTCCTTCTATTTCATATATGTATCATCGATAAACAAATTAAATTAAAAAAATTATGGCTATTCTTGATCCTAATGAGGTCTTTTTTACGGCTTTTGAACCAAAACAAACCAACCGATTTATTCTATACATTGATGGTATTCCATCTTATATGGTAAAAGGAATGGGTGCTGTATCTTTATCACAAACAGCTGTTGCTCTTAACCACATTAACGTTCAACGTTTTGTAAAAGGAAAAACAACATGGAATACTATCGATTTTACATTGTTTGATCCAATCACTCCAAGTGGAGCTCAAGCAGTAATGGAATGGGTTCGTTTACATCACGAATCTGTAACAGGTAGAGATGGTTATTCTGATTTCTACAAGAAAGATTTGACATTCAATATCGTAGGACCAGTTGGAGATATCGTTTCTGAATGGGTAGTTAAAGGAGCCATGATTACTAGTGCCACATTTGGTGATTATAGCTGGGATGATGATGGAGTTGCCACAAACATTACTATGACAGTTCAGCCAGATTACTGTGTATTGAATTTCTGATAGTACAATCTAACAACAACATATTTTTAAATTTTTTGAAAAGAAGCTTGCCTAGTTTAGGTAGGCTTCTTATCTTTCAATATATTTATATATGATAAATAAAGTTATAATAAAATAAAATCTATGAGTGAATTTAAACTTCCAACAGAAACTGTTGAATTGCCTTCTAAAGGTTTACTTTATCCCGAAGGATCCGAATTATCAAAAGGAGTAGTTGAAATGTCCTACATGACAGCTAAACACGAGGATATTCTTACCAACCAATCCTACATTAAAAATGGAACAGTGCTAGACAAATTGATGAAAGCATTGATCGTATCCCCAATCAATTATGATGAATTGTTAATTGGAGACAAGAATGCAATTATGGTTGCAGCCCGTGTTTTAGGTTATGGAAAAGATTACTCATTTGATTACGACGGAGAATCTCACACAATAGACTTATCCCAACTAGAAAACTTACCTCTCAAACCAGAAATTGAATCACGTAAAGTAAACGAGTTTGAGTTTGTTTTACCCCATTCTGGTAACCGTGTAACGTTTCGTTTCTTAACACATAAAGATGAGCAGGACATTAACCGTGAACTTGAAGGTTTAAAGAAAATCAACAAAGAAGCATCATCAGATTTGACCACACGATTGAAATACATTATCACATCAGTTGAGGGTGCTAGAGAGAAAAAAGATATTCGTGATTTTGTAGATAATTATCTGTTAGCAAAAGATTCTCGTGCATTAAGAGAATATATTAAAAATTTACAACCAGACGTGGATCTAACATTCTTTCCCAGTGACGATGGGGTTGGAGTCAATATCCCAATTGGGGTTAGCTTTTTTTGGCCTGACATTTGATATAGCACCCCAGGCTAGAGCCGCGCTTTTTACACAAATACATGAAATATGTTTTCATGGACAAGGTGGATATGATTGGAATACTATATACAATATGCCTATTTGGTTACGTAAATTTACATTCAATAAGATACAAGAATACTATACCAAACAAAAAGAACAAATAGACAATTCCCAAAATGGGGGTAAACAAAAGAACCTAATAGACCCATCAGGAAAAGTAAACACCCCAGAATTCCTACAAGCTAGTGAACAATATAAGAAACCTGCAAAGTACAAATAAAACTCTGCAGGTTTCAATATTTATAATAAAATATTAAATGGCAAAACAACAAGGTCCAAACTCACAAGAACTCCAACGAATAAAGGAGCTCCTTTCGGACATTGAAAGGGCCTATAAAAAAATAGGTTTGGCCAACCCCTTTAGTGGAAAAGAAGCTAAAGACTTTATAGATAATGTTGGTGTTTTAAAAGATGAATTAGAAAATGCCAATGATATTCTCCATGATATGGATGGAGGTATCGGAGATATTACCAAATCATGGAAAGCTATTTTAGATGAGGTGAAGGGTTATAAAAATACTATAAACTCCTCTAAATCTTCCATTAATTCCCTTTCTAGTATCTCAGAAAAATTAAAAGAACATCAAAAAGGTTTATCTTCTTTATCTTCCAAACAATTAAAATCCTTACAAGAACAATATAGAGTTGAAAAAGATAAACTTAAATCTAACCAACAATCACTTGCTCAAACAATTGATGATTTATCTAAAAAAGATACATTAACTGAGGAGGAAATTAAAAAACTTGCACAATCTCAAACCGTATATAATAACATTAATAGTCTTTTAGAAGAAAAAGATTCTATTCTCCATGAAACTAACAAATTGTTAAATGAAGAATCTAAATTAACGGAGGGTATTGAGAAAAAAACAGGGATACTTGGGGGAGCTTTAAAAGGAATATCTAAAATACCTATTTTAGGTAACATGTTTGATGCTAATGAAGCATTAAAAGAAGCAGAAGGAAACATTAGAAAAGGAGGAACAGCAGTTAGTGGAATGGGAGCTGCCTTTAAAAATATAGGTGGACAAATCAAATCAGGCCTTCTAAACCCAGCTAACCTTGCTCTTGGCTTTATCACACAAATGACTGCTGCCCTTAAAGCAACAGATGATGGAGCAGGAAAGTTAGCTAAAGACTTTAATTTAACATACTCCGAGGCCCTAAACGTTAGACGAGAACTAGGCAATATTGCAGCTACCTCCATGGATGCTGCTTTAAACACTAAAAACCTCCAAGAAACTTTAACATTTGTTGGTGCACAATTAGGATCAAATGCAAAATTGAATGAGGCTGATCTTAAAACATTCACCAAACTCAGAGAACAAGCAGGATATACCAATGAGGAATTATATGGTATACAGCAATTATCTCTAATAAACAATAAAACACTAGAGCAAAACACAGCAGAAATACTTGGTGGTGCTAAAGCATATGCTTCTCGCAACAAACTTGTTATAAACGAAAAACAAGTGTTAAGGGATGTATCTAAAGCATCTGCTTCTTTAAAGTTAACTTTAGGTGGAAGTGCGGAAGCGGTAGCAGAGGCTGCAGTTAGAGCAAGACAATTTGGTTTAAACTTAGAGCAAGCCGAAAAAATATCACAAAGTTTACTACAATTTGAATCATCCATTGAAGGTGAGTTAAGCGCTGAGTTACTAACTGGTAGAGATTTAAATTTTGAGCGAGCAAGAGGTTTAGCTTTAAATGGAGAAACAGCAAAAGCTGCTGAAGAAATAGCAAAACAAGTTGGTACTTCTGCTGAATTTGCTAAAATGAACGTTATCCAACAAGAAGCTATAGCAAAAGCTGCTGGGATGACAAAAGATGAACTTGCCCAATCTTTAATGGATAGAGAAGCATTAGCTAAACTATCTGGGGTTGAAGGAAAAACAGCACAAGAACGCTTTAACAACCTTGTAAAAGAGGTTGGAATGGAAGAAGCTAAAAAACGTTTAGGGGATGAAGGATTAGCTAACCAATATGAACAACAATCTGTACAAGAACGATTTAACCAATCAGTTGAAAAATTACAAGAATTATTTGTACAGTTAGCAAACCCTATTCTATCAATCTTATCCCCACTAATGGATATAGTATCTAATGTTCTTCCAGCTATTAATTTCCTCCTTTCACCACTAATTGAAGGTTTTAGCCTTATCGGAGACTTGGTTGGTATGTTTGTAAATGGTCTAAAAGAAGGTCAACCCATTATTGTAGGTTTAACAGCTGCATTGGTTGCTATGAAAGCTCAAGCTATAATGACTGCTATATTCTCTATATTTGAGTCATTTGCTAAAATCCCATTTGGTCTAGGAATCCCATTAGCGATTACAACAATAGCAGGAATGGTTAGTTTAGCTACATCTTCATCTAAAAAAGGCAATGACATTATGTCCCCTGGGGACTCAGGTGGTGGCTACGGTAAACGCACCCTATTCGGACCAGAAGGAGCTATCCAATTAAACGACAAAGATACAGTAATAGCAGGAACTAACCTATTTGATAAAGCCGATGACATGGTTTCTTCCCCTAAAGGATCAGTTACCGTATCTAACAAAACAGCACCTAAAAAAGAAACACCAGTTGATACAAATGCAGGTACAAATGCTCGATTAGATGCTTTGATTGCAATGACAGGTAAAGTAAATTCTATATCAACTTTAAAAGTTCAATAATATTTAATATTTATAATAAAATAAACAACCATGGGACTATTAAACAAACTTACAACAGACGGATCACAGTTAACTGATTTTGATGGGGCAACTCCACCACCAGCAAACATTGATGTGCAAGGTTCAACTTTACACTATCAATATTCAATTAATGGTAACCCAAACATGACAGGATTTCCAACCCCATCACAATTAGATTTGAATGGCGTGACTCCACCAAAATATTTGGATAACTTACCTGAATAATTAAGTTTTATATATGGGTCTTTTAATTAAATTACAGAACGGTGATACCGCACTGAAATCTCTCAAGTTTGGAAACGACAGACCTGGAGGTGGGGATAGCGGACAACCATATATTCAAGACCCAATACTGAATAACCCACTACCAGAATCAAAAGATTTTTTATTGCGTGGTGGGTTGAATGCTCCAATTGATGCTGCACAAGATGTTGTTAGGTTAACCAAATACATGTTTGATTTGAAATCACCTAGTGGTTTACTTTTCACAGCCAAACAAAACCTCCTATCCCGTACAGCTCCAAAAACCGAAGCTTCCAAAGGTATAGGATATGCCGGTGGAGCGTTGAATGAAGGTGTTTATACACCATTATCCACATTAGCGCAAGCTGGAGTTGGATTCGCGGGTATACATTTAAATAAACAAGGTATTGACCCAACTGGGTTGTTGCCTGGGTTAAGCATAAACAAATACAATGATATTGTTACGTTTGATCAACCTTCCGAAAAAAATAAATTAGTAAATTTATCTCTATATTCTCTTAAAAATTTTAATGGAGTAAAAGGATATGATCTAAATCAAGGTAATGATGTTATTACTTACGGTGGAGGACCTGGATCTGTTTTAGGTGTTGGTAGAACTCATATTAGACATGCTGATCAAAGAACAGGTGTAAACAATCCATTATCTTCCACCAATAAAAAATATTTTTATACTGGTGGTTTAACCAGACCAAATAGCGATAGTATTATTTATAATGATAAGATTACATATGGTTTAGGGGCTAGTAAAAAACAAGGATTAGATGACTCTCAAATAGGAATTACAGAAGATGGTACTTTTACATCTTTATATAATTACACATTCCCATTTTCAACTTTAAGCAAAGACACAAAAGGGTTAACTTTGAGTGGAAGTAATGGATATCAAATTGGAAACAGTTTAAAACACCAAACAGAACAATCTGAAACTACTTATAAATCACAAATCCAACAAAAACTTAGATTTTTTGGACGGGAATTACTCTCAGACTCAACCTTCCTTACAGGAAATACCTGGAGAGCTACTTCTACATATAATGGAATAATCCCAGAATACAATTCATTATCTTCATTGGCTATTGACCCTGATGCTGATGTTAATGGTTTAAACAATACTGAAATATCCTCCCTTTTTAATGACAATAATAAAGGATATTTAGCTAATTTAAATAAAAATGCTGGTTCATATGTAGACCCTATTACAAACACATATACTTTTCAACAAAACCCACCAAGAGAAGGAGGGAGAGGAATAGCAGGTTCAGAGCATATATAGACAATTTTTCAGATTCATACAATTCAGATTGGAAAAGCCAAACATATATGGGTCGCGGTGAAAAATTCTACAAATACAATTCATTCGATAGGAGTATATCTTTGGGCTTTACAATAGTGGCAGATTCATCTGATAACTTGGATGTAATGTATAGACAATTAAATTTACTTGCTGCATCATTAGCCCCTACGTATACTACATACGGATATATGGCTGGAAATTTACATCAATTAACTGTAGGAAATTACATTTCAAATCAAGTTGGTATCATGGATGGTTTAACATACGAGGTAATGGATGAATCACCTTGGGAAATTACCCCAGGAAGACAATTGCCAATGTATATTAAGGTAACAGGTATTAAATTTACCCCAATCCATAACTTCAGACCAGAAATACTATGGGATGGAACTCAACATACATTTATAAACCAATAATATGGCCCGTTATTCAAACATACCAATTACCCAAACTGTAGAAATCCCTCAAAGAAGATATACTACAGTAAAATACCCTGAAATTATCCTTGACTTTTCAGATATCTATGTGTATACTACAAGAGGTGATAGGTATGATACTTTGGCTTTAACATATTATGGAGATGTTTCTTTATGGTGGGTTATAACTAGAGCAAACCCAACTCAACCAACGGATTCATTAATTCCAAATTATGGGGATCAAATTAGAATACCATCCCCACAAAGAATACCTAACATATTATCGCAATATGATAGTTTAAATAGAGGAATATAAAAATGTTATGGGAAAAATTATAGGAGAACAACTCCGAGGATATGTAAGAGATCAAATTAAAGCTAGACAAGAAGCTCATGGTTCGGGAACAAATGGTTCCTCTAGAACCCTTGAACAATTATCATATCTAAACTCCAAAACAGCATGGGTAAAATTAGCCTCTAGCGTTCGAGTTACCCCAGAAAGATTAGAAGAAGAAGAAATACGTGGTGGATTTGCATGGGAATCTTTAGCTAAACACCATGTATTGTTCAGCGGTACCTCAACACTTCTATCAGGTTCATTAGATCCTAGAGGAACCATGAGTTCTTCCACAGACGGTAATATTTGGGGTGCACAAAATGGAACATACAATGTGAATGCTTCCACTAAACCGAGTGAGTTTGGTTTGGCTCCTATGCCTGGTATTACAAGTGTGGAGGTAAAGTGTTTAAACCGAGGTTCTATAAAACGAGCAACGGTAAATATTAAGTGTTATAGCCCCGAACAATTCCAAATTATAGATCTTCTATATTTGCGCCTAGGATACACTGTATTTCTAGAGTGGGGAAATAGCTTATATTTAGAGGAAGATGGTAAACTTCAAAAAATGGCCTATACTCTAACAGAAGCCCAAGAATATGGATTTTTCTCAGACAGATGGAAAAACAGCTCATATTCTGGTTTCCTTCCAGTAATAGAGGGGTATAGAAAAAACAAAAAAGGCAATTACGATGGTCTATTATCCAAAGTAGTTAACTTTAGTTGGTCATTTGCTCAAGATGGTTCATATGATATTTCTTTGGAATTAATTAGTTTAGGAGATGTTATAGAATCTTTAAAACTAAACATTGCACCATCTCTAGATGTTTCAAATTTTATATCTCAAACATATGCTCTGTATAAGGAAGATACAGCAGTAGTAGAAGATGGTGCAATCCCACCATCTCCATCTGATAATTGGATTTCTGCATATCTATTTTTACAAAAGTTATACGTAGATAAATTCAACAATACTTCTGATGGATACACAGCAAAACAAAGACGTGACAGAAGAGATGTATTTATCCGAATAAATAATCAAATACCCGAACTTGGAGGTGTATTTGTTAAAAAACCTGAAGGAGCTATAAAAATTGATAGAGGTGTTTTAGTTAATTCCCCTGTATTTAACACAAAAGAACAATCAATAGAATGGGTTACATCTCAAAATATTGACCCAGCACCAACCGAAGTAAGTTCCCCCTCAGCACTTTTTCCATCCACTACAAATGTTTATACTATAGTAAGAACGTCAGCAGGTGATTATCAAGTATCATTGGATCCTAGAGTTTGTATAGTGAATGGAGGAGAAAAAATTAGTGAAAAAGAATATTTCCCTACATTGATCCCATGGAAAAATTTAGATAAAGGATATGGATGGACAATGAATATTTATATTAGCCATGCTCAAATTCTTACTAGTTTGAACGAGAATATGGATGAAAAAGGAAATGTTAACCTATTTGATTTTTTAAATTCAATTTGCATAGCTTTAAACAAAGCACTAGGTGGTGTAAACAACCTAGAACCAGTACTAGATGAGGATACAAACACCATTTATATAATAGATGGAAGCTACCAACCAATAAACACCCCCACATACGAACTAGAACTATACGGATACAACCCAGACCAGAAAAACGCATCTAATTTTGTTCGTAATTTTAACCTTAAAACAGAAATTACAAACGATTTTGCCAACATGGCCACCATTGGTTCCACTGCTGGAGGTTATACAAAAGGGGTAGAAAATACAATGTTTTCCAAATGGAATAAAGGTTTACAAGATCCATGGAAAGAAAAATATGTCCCACCTAAAAATGCAAGAACCACTTCCATATCCGGCTCAGTTGATGAACCGAATGAACTATATGTTAAGGAATTTTGGACAAAAGTTTTATCCCCTTTTGGGTATACTTTAAAAGATGTTGCAAACGACTACTTTAGCGATGATGTTGCTGCTATAAACGATGAAATTATTGACAAAAACATCACACTAGTAACAGAATTTTACAAATATTGTCAATCCAAAATCCAAGAAGAAACAAGTGGTTCCTATGCATCCCCAACATCCGGATTCATACCAATTAACCTTAGTGTAACTATGGATGGGATTTCAGGAATTAAGATATATAATGAAGTAAATGTAAACACTAGATTTCTCCCAAGAAATTATCCAAAGAACCTACGATTTATTATCAAAGGAGTAAACCATAAACTCTCAGACAGTGATTGGGAAACTACAATAGAGACAGTAACCATATCCAAATCCGAATAGTTATGCCATTATCGTATCAAGAAATAAAAGCTATAGTAGACAAGTTAATAGATGAAGGAACAAGATCCCTAGGTTCTTCACTTGAATCAACCAACAACCCACCATTAAATAGTGTTTCGGGATTGATTGGAGAGGTTAGATCGTTTGTAGCAGAAAAAATAACTCTTAGTTCTAAAAAAGATACTATTAGAAAAATAGCATACTATTTTAAATCATTAGGGATAACTAGAGAAGGAACTATAGGATTTTTAGGGAATATATTAGGGGAATCTCAAGCTAATCCTAAAGCGGCTGAAAGTAATCCAAATATAGGAGGAAGTGGAGGAATAGGTATAGTTCAATGGACATCATCTAGGAGAAGGAAACTAGAAAATGCTGCAAATAAAAACCCAAATATACTATTTAATCTAAACTTTCAACTCCAGTTCTTAGGGAATGAATTAAAATCCTCCTATCCCTCTGTACTAAAAAAACTATCAACCAGTAAATCTATTGAAGAAAGCACAATATATGTCCTAGAAAAATTTGAAGTCCCGGGTACATATTTAAATAGAAAAGCAAATCCACAAGCATATAAAGCTACCCAAAACATACGAATAGGATATGCTAGATCGGTAATAGACATAGTAGATGAAATATATAGCAATTAAAAAATATAAATGTACTTTCCAAAATCTCAAATAAAATCCAATTTATTTACCAATGGTAATGAATATATTCTATCCACCACAAAGGAAGAATATAAAGGATATTACTATGAAATATCTAATGGAAGAAAATACACAGGTAAAACACCACAAGACGGACAGAATATACTTTTAATTGTTCAAAACTCAATTCAATCCATAACCCCACCAACCCCACCAACCACAGACTTAACATCTCCAATAATATATTCTCTTAATGAATCTATATCAAACTCCCTCCCAAATAGATCATTACCTCAATATAATCCAACAACACCTACCCAAAAAGATATATCCTTGGGAGTATTTCAACGTTTCTTCTGTAAGAAAAACAACGAATTGATATATGTAGAAATTAACCAACCAACATATTCTCAATTAAAAGCTAAATCATCACAAATAGCCTGGGATTTATACACCCCATTGGATACTTTATGGTATATAAAAGGGGATAGAGAAAAAGTATATAACACTAATAAAAATTTGATCTCGTTAATTGAGCAAAAACAAAAGTGGTATGGTTTTTCACAGTACTTTAAAGAAGATTTTTCAAAATACTATGTGGGAGAGTAAAATACTTTTTGTATCTTACATCCCATGTACTGGTTGATAGAAGATAAGGAAAAAATAGACATACTCTCCACAATAAAAATAAAGGAAGCATATGTTGAAGTAATTCCTTTCTCACCTACCATCCACCCAACCGAAAACAGCGTATCTACCGTGTATATTAAACCGGTAGATGGAAGTAAGGGGCATATGGTGACTGTTCATCATAGCGAAACGTTTCGCGTTGATTTTAATTTAGTTCAAGAACTATTATATAGTATAGAGAAAATATATGTGATAGATAAAAAGGAATTTTTACACTACTTTTACCACCCAACTATAGTTTCCCTTACCCTACTACACCCTAAATTTGAAAAAGAAACAACTACAACACATTCATTCTTTTACTCCAAATACCCAGAGCAAAAAAATATAAACATAATTGTTCCTATTGTTAAACATTATGAAGTTTGTGAAAGACATTTTGATACATTAAAAGAATACTTTGATATACAACCAAACAAATTCTATAACGATAAAACAACTATTGTATTTAACGCTATAGAGCGCAATGGAATAAAAGTAAATGTTCCTTTATTTGAGGAATATTTTAACAAAAATAATGGAGGTTATATATACACCCAATATAATTTAAGTACAACAACAACTCGCCCTTCCAATAAATTTGGGGGTATAAATTTTGCAGCATTAAACAAAGACAATGGAGAAAGAAAATGTTTCATCCCGCGTAATGATTTTTTCCTTGAAATGGATATTAGCGCTTATCATCCTACTCTTTTGGCCAATTTACTTGATTATACTTTTTCTAGCGATGATATTCATCAAAGTTTTGCTGAAATGTATGGAGTGGATTACGCCAAGTCTAAAGAAATAACATTTAAACAAATGTATGGTGGTGTTTGGAAAGAATATGAACACCTTGAATTTTTTAAGAAAATGCAATCATACACAGATGATTTGTGGGATACCTTTAACTATCAAGGATACATTGAATGTCCAATTTCAAAACACATATATAAAAGAGACCAGTTGGAGGATATGAATCCACAAAAGTTATTAAATTACTTACTTCAAAACCTAGAAACTTCCCAGAACATATTAATATTGTGGGATATTTTAAAATTACTTAGAGGAAAAAATACAAAGTTGATCTTGTATGTCTATGATTCTTTTTTATTTGACGTAGATAAAAGTGAAAAAGATATTTTAAAAGAAATATTAAAAGTATTTAAAAAAAACAAATTACAAGTTAAACTCAAAAAAGGCACAAATTATCATAATATTTCATAGAAAATTTACAAAACTTGGAGACTTTCAATATTTATGATAAAATGAAAGTATGTAATAACCCAAAATGCCATTTAAAAGAAACCCCCCAACCTTTATGTAATTTTAATAAAAATAAAAACACAGAAGATGGTTTTAATAAAAGATGTAAGATATGTGTAAAAATTAGTGTAAAACAGTCATATTTAAAAAACCAACAATATTATACTAAAAAAGAAACAGAACGACATAAAATATGGAAACAAAACAACCCAGAAAAATATCAGATCCAAAGAGATAAATTCAATAAAAAGTACAAGGAAAATGGGTATTGGGAAAAATACTATCAAGATAATAAAGAACGATTGTTAATTTATTCTAAACAAGATAATGTAAAAGAAAAAAGAAAATTAAATTGGAAGATAAAATATAAAAATAACATTCAATTTAAGTTACAAACTGTTATGAAAGCAAATTTCCATTTATTTTTTAAAGATAAAGGAAAAAACAAAAATTTATCTTTTTCCAAAATAATTTCCTATACATTTGATCAACTCCAATCCCATATAGAAAACAAATTCAGGAACGGAATGTGTTGGGATAATTTTGGAAATGTTTGGGAAATTCATCATATTAAACCACAAAATCTATTTGATGTTTTGAATGTTGAAGAAATTAAAGAATGTTGGAGTTTAGAAAATCTTTTTCCGTTATGGAAAACAACAGAAATATCTCAACAATTTGGAGATACTCTAAGAGGAAATAGAAATATAGGAAAAAAAGAAATTTATGATCCTAATTTGGAAATATAAAAAATATTGTGTATAATTCAATTACAAGTCAAATTTAAAAAAGGAAACACTTACAATTTTAATTAAACAGTTATGTACA